ACTACAGCATCTTCAATCATTCTTAATTGATTGAGTGGTTTAATTGCTTTATGCAAATATGAAATAACAAAAGTATTCTTTGCATCCATCAATCCAGAGTTTACATTAACAATAGACTCTGGTGCAATTCTTAATCCTTGAGATACACCTGCAGTGTAACTTTGTGTAATAGTACCACGATCATTATACATGTAGTATTCAGCAATAGACTGAATAATTTCTGCCCCTGTTTTTGGATCTCTTCCTTTTTTAATCTCACGAATTTTTCTAATCTTTCGTGGATCAATATATCTTAATTCTTGAATACCGTCTTTAGGTTTCTTTTCATCTAAAACAATTTGAAAGTAAATTCTACCATCAATATACCAGCGTTTGTAAATATCATCAGCAAGATTACTAAAGTTTAACATCTTTAGAACAGTATCAAACTCTTCGTGGATTTTCTTTTTAATTGAATCTGGTTGTTTAAGATTATCCATTACAATATCAACAACTGTACCATCTTCATCATGTGTGATAGACTCATTAACAATTTCATTAATTGCCATGTCACATTCAGGATGATTTGCCATTTCTCTATAACGAGTAATTAACTCTAACTCATTCCGAACAGAACCTTCTAAATCTACATAGGTACCGTAATGAGCATTTTGAGTGATGACAACCGCACCATCATCTTGATTTGGAGGTGTGAAAGAAGGTTGCTCAGGCTTTTCAACCTGAACAACATCTTTATTCCCTAGTGTAAAACCGAATAACTTAATAGCCACTATTATTTCCTTTTAAACATTATAAAAAGTATAAGGATCTCTCCCTATACTTATACTACTAAATCCTCGGCAGATTCCCACCATTGATAACTCAAGTTTACAGTAAACTCTTCAATAGTATCATTAGAACCCCAATCAACATCAATTGCTGATAAATCTGTTGGAAATACGCCAATAAATTTATACTTTTTCAAGATGTTACCACCTTTACCATATTGGCGAACTTCAGCATCAACACTATAACCCAATGGTGTAGCTGCAGCCGGTGTTCTTACATTTAAATTGTGACTATTAAGACCACTCATCCAGCGTTCAAAAGCATTACGGATAACAAAATCTTCATCATTAATGATTGTAACTGACCAATCTTGGAAAGTTCTGTTACCTGCAAATTTTAATTCACGTCCAAAATACTGAACGGGAACCGAATTAACTGTTGATCCAGGTAGTTGTGCTGTCTTACACATAAAACTCATTTTACTTTGTGCGTTTCCAGGCAATGCGAAGGCAGGAAAGGGAAGCGTAACCTCGAACAGATTTGGTCTCGCTCCATCTCCTGTCATCTGAGAGCGGAACTCGTTTACATTAAAAGCCATTTAATATTCTCCTATCTCTCTTATTTATTAAAATGTACCAACAATTTCATCAAATGCAACACCAGTGCCAACTGCAACAAAGTTAAGTTGAATGAAGTTGATTGAACGGGCGGGTTTGATGTAGATATCACCAACAAATTGATTTGAATCAATAACATTTGCGGTATTATTCGTTGTATCACAGATAACTCTGTAATCGTAAATACCACGGCGGCCTTTAATTTCACGCAAGAATGGTTCTACAAGATTTACAAATGCTGCTCTTGTAAATTCATCATTGAATTCAAACAGTGTTGATCTTGCAGCTTTAGCAATTGATTTCTCAAGAACAATAAACAATCTACGAACATTGATCCGATCAAATGCAGATGATTTACCTGTTTGAAGAGTCTTATCACCGTAAAGAATTGTACCTTCACCAGCAAATGTTACTACTGGATTAATAGAATTCTTATACAAAGTATCTCTTTGTGCCGATGTAGGATTCCAAGCAAGTTTAACAACATTCTTGATAATACCACGTGAAAGACCTGCAGGTGAAAACCATGCATCACGATCAGCATCAGTGCGAGCGCATAGACCAGCAATGTCACCATTTAATGGTACCCAACGATATACATTGTTATATTTGTCAAATTGATATTTCCAACCACTATCAACAAATGCATATGAAGATTTTGTAAATGTTGCAGCAGTAGCAGTAACACTTGTTAATTCACCATTGTAATTATCAACACAGTCATCTAGTTGTGGTGAAATAAATGCGATACAATCTTTACGTGACTCTGCAAGTGAAATTATTTTATTAGGTATCGTTGTACCCGTTGTTACACCTGCCATTAAGAATGATACATCTTCTGAATCGGCATTAGCATACAAATCTAATGTTGCACTAATGTTTGCAGCGGTTGGTGTATCATCAATACCACCAGCCAATGATGCAGTTAAATTGCCGGAAAGATTTTTAAATGTTACTGCGCCAGCAATTGAAGAACCCCAATTGTTATTAGCGCCATCAACCATGTTAGAAGCTGGATGACCATTCCACCAAATGTATTTTGATTTAGAATTGATTACATCTTTATAATAGTTACTTGTTCCATCAGGATTTTTAATATCAGATGCTTTTGATGCATAAGAAAATCTTTCAAGAACTGTATTTGCTGTTGATGAGAATTGACCATCTTCATCAATAACAACAATATGAATTTCATCATTTGCTGAATTTTTATTCGATGCTGCAGTAGATGTTCCTGGTGCAGAATCAAAATAAGAATTGTATGCCCATGTGCTAAAGTTATTTGAATCTACCATTGATACTTTTAGTGAATTACCTAAAGCACCCGGATACTTAGCTTGGAACAATGTTGTTGTGTTTGCACTGTAATTTGCTTCGTAATCGTCTTTGTTTAAAATCAAACGAGCAGTACCTGCACCGCCACCTGCAGCATTTTTAGCTGCAGTACCAACTGACCGAGCAAATTTAAAATTACTACCATATGCTAAGAAATTGGCAGCAGTAAAAAATGACCCGTATGTATTTGCATCTGGTTTACCGAATGTATCTGCAAATTGTGATTCGCTGCTAATAAGAACTACGTTATTTGCAGGACCCCAAACAGACGCACCAGCTAAACCACCAATAGTAGTGGACACAGAAGGAACAACTGTAGTCGCATCTACTTCGGAGACCAGAACTCCTGGTGATAATTGAAAAGCCATGTTATTTTCTCCTTTTTATATTCATGGAATTTATAACTCAATTTATAGTATATTTATAATTTTAGAATGTTGACGGCATATAACCACGATTCTTCGCTACGGTCCATATGTCCTCACCATCATACATCTTTTCTTCTTCTTTTCCATCATCAAAAATACCTATTGGCATATATTCATCTTCTAAATGCATCTTGCTTTCTTCCATTAATCTACGTCTGATATCAGAATTTGTAGTTTCTCTAAAGAAAGTTTGAGATGTTAACCAGGAAAATAGAACTAATGCCATCACCAAATCGTCATGATTACCTTCTTCTGCCTCATATGAATCTCTTACCTTGACAAATGTGTTTAACTCAGATATAATATCAAAATCTTCAATGATTAGTTTCTTTGTTTCTACCAAAGTCTTTAAGTTTGCACACCCAATCTTCTTAACGGGTGTTGTGGTCTTTATACCAAATGATACCGCTTTCTTATAACCAGCAGATAAATGCTGACCTTTTGTAACATGTTTTTGTATTTTGAATATATTCTCGTATTCTAATTCATAATGTAAAATGTCAACAACTTGTTGACCTACATTATTAGTCTCTGCCAACAGAAATGCACCATTATATCTTTGTCCAATATTATATATGATAGTAGGAAAGAGTAAAGGTGCAATGTTATTATCTCTATATTTTGCCACTAGTTTATATGGTATATCTGTTACATCAACAACTGCAACTGTAGAATAGTCTTGACCTACACCTTCTGCACAGTCTACAGTCATTACATACGTTCTATCTGGTCTTGGCATTTCATGTATATCTAATCCTTCAATAGAACTTAATGGATCTCTAAATGCTAATTGTCTTAATATAATACCAGGTATTAATGTTGCAGAAGAACCAATGAATTCAGTTTCAAACTCTTGTTGAAATTGTTCTTCACTAGTATTTCTAATTGTTTCTTCTTTCCACTTTTGATCTCTACCTGGTACCATTGACCAGTGAACTTCAAGTGGTTTATATAATGACCGTTTCTCTGTTGCATCTACCCACATCTTATAGAAATGATTTAGGCCATAAGGTGTAGATACAATGATTACTTTTGTTGTTTTACCTGAAGAGATAACGGGATATGTAGATGTAAAGAAATCATTTGCCATATTCTGTGGAACGAAAGCAAACTCATCAAGAAAGATTAAGTTGTATGTTCCTCCACGAACACCAGAATTTGATGTTGCAAATGCGGCAATCTTAGAACCGTTCTCTAATTCTAAACTTCTTTTATTCCAAACTACAATACCTTGTTGTAACCAAATTGGTAAATATTCATATGCATATTGTATTCTACTTAAAATATCTTGTGCGAGATTACCTTTGTTAGCAAGAATTGCAACTGAAAAGTTTTCTTTGAATAATACACACCATAACATGTAACCCGCAGATGTTGTTGTTTTACCAACTTGTCGAGGCATCTTACAAATACTAAAACGATTCTCATGGAAATTTCTGACCATATCTTCTTGAAATGGCCACATCTCAAATGGAATAAGACCACGGTCCACGTTGACGATTTTTACATACGTCTTAATGAAGTAAACAGGATCATCTATACACTTTGCAATTTCTATTGCTTGTTCTTCAGTGTATGATAATTCAATTCCTGTGGGTTTTAGTTTTGGATTACCTAAATAACCTTGCATTACTTAATAATACTTCTCAACATCCATGCATGTTTCTGATGTTTACCCAATAAGTCTTGCAAGAAATTAGATACTGCTGGTTCATTCGCTTGATCGGCTGCAACAATACCTGCACGAAGATGATAAATGTATCTGTCATTATCGGCTTTGATTTCTGCCATCATTGATAGTGCCATTGGTATTGTTGTTGCATCTTGAATATCTGATAACTCTTTAAATCTTGTTAATGAAC